GGTCAAGTGGTTGCAGAACTTGGTCAAAGAGCTTCCGAAGGGGGTTGTCCGGCGAAGTCATCAGCCGGGGGTTCCTACGTGGATCGACGCGCCGGGGTTCGTTCAGTGGTGGGTCGATCGAGAGATGCAGAAGCGGCGCCGACGAGAGACGGTTCCCGCGGCATCTTCATCAGGCAATAACGGCGACCCGCTCTTGGTGGCAGACGCCCCTGCCTCCCCTGCTTTGGAACGCTATCGGGAGGCTCGGGCCGATCTGGCGGCGTTGGAGCTTGCGGAGCGGCAACGCGACCTCTTGCCGCGTCAGACGGTGCATGAGGTCTTTGGGCGAATAGCTTCCCGGCTTCGTGATGCTGGGGAGCAACTGGGGCGAGAGCATGGGAGCGAGGCCCATGAGGTGCTTACTGAGGCGTTGGACGATTCCGAACGGGAGATCGGATCTCTGTGAGTCAACGCGGGCTAGGCGAACGTGGCCGAAAAGGCGGATCTGATGAGTAGCCCACAAAGCGGCGACCCTTGCCTGTGCGGCGGGAGGATCCACGTCGTGAACACGAGGATCCTCGGTAACACTCGGATTCGCTACTTGGGGTGTCGGCGATGTGGTTTCCGGCCGGCGAACAACAAGGTTCAGGTACCTCTGGCCAACGCCCTGCTTGAATACTGCCCCGACAGGGAGAAGTGGGAGAAGGAATCGCTCCGGAATCTCTACCAGGAAATGGTACAGCGGCGACGGCGGAGCCCAGAGGAGCGGAAAGGGAACGGCGCGCCGAGTTCTGGTGAACGAGCAGCTAGAACCGGGTCGACCGGCCAGGATGACGCGGAAAAGTTGCGAGCAAAGTGTCGGGAGCTACTTGAGGAAAACGCGGCACTCCATCGCAAGCTGGCAGAAGCCGACCAGGAAATCGCGGCATTGCGAGAGCAAGTGGCCCAGTCAAAGGAAGCCGAGCTGGCGACCGTATAGTAGATGTCAACCACCTTCACATCCCCCGACCCCGTCCAGGAAGAGGTCCGCTACCTAATCGAGCAGGCCCGGGCGCCCAAGCTCCGCACCATGCGTCAGTTCGCCGAGCAGGAGATCGTCCTGCCGCGCGACGGGGGGCCTTTCGAGGGGCAGCGGTTTCGCATTCACCGGCAGCCGTTCACCGGTCTGTGGCTTGACGAGGTCGACCGAGGCAAGTGGCCGCGGTTCGCGTCGGTTGGGCCGACCCAGTCGGGGAAGACGCTGCTGTGCTTCGTGATCTGTGTCCTCTACCACCTCTTTGAGATCCGCGAGACGGTGATCCCCGGCGTCCCCGATATGAACATCGCGGACGATAAGTGGACGAAGGATCTCAGGCCGGTGATCGAGGCGGCCCCGAATCTGGCCCAGTTCCTTCCGGACCGTGGGCAGGGTAGCAAAAGCGGCCGAGTCAAGACCGGCGTCACTTTCCGCAACGGGGCGACGATGCGGTTCATGGGCGGGGCCAGCCGGGACGTGGGCCGGGCCAGTTTCACGAGCCGCGTGCTGGCGGTGACCGAGACGGACGCCTTTGACGAATCGAGCGAGACTAGCCGCGAGGCCGATAAGCTGACCCAGCTTGAGGGGCGGTGTCGGGCCCGCACCCTGTTGCAGCGGCGGATCTACCTGGAGTGTACGGCCACGATTGAGACAGGGCGGATCTGGAAGGAATGGGAGGGAGGGACGGCAAGCCGGATCGCCCTGCCGTGTCCGCACTGCAAAGCGTGGGTCAGCCCCGAGCGTGAGCACCTGAAGGGCTGGCAGGCGGCGGAAACGGACCTGGAGGCGTACGGTAAAGCGTACTTTGCGTGTCCCGAGTGTGAGAAGCCCTGGTCGGAGGCCGATCGACGCAAGGCCAATCTGGGCGGCGTGCTGGTCCACAAGGGGCAAGAAGTGACGCCTTCGGGCCAAGTGACCGGGCCAGATCCGTCGACGCTGACTTTTGGCTTTCGTTGGTCGGCCGTGAACAACATGTTACTGACGGCCGGTGACATCGGGTTCGACGAGTGGAAAGCTCGCCGGGCGACGGATCGGGAGAACGCCGAAAAGAAGATGTGCCAGCAGGTCTGGGCGATTCCCTACGAGCCGCCGATCGTGGAACTGATCCCGTTGGATCGGGAGGCGGTGAAGAAACGAACCACGAAGCTCAAACGGGGGGTGGTGCCCCAGCAATGTGTGGGCATCAGCGTGGGGGTCGACACGGGCAAGCGGCAATTGGACTGGGTGGCACCCGGATGGTGCCCTGGACGGCCGAGCCATATCATCGAATACGGAGAGTACCCAGTCGATTCGGCGAAACTGGGGACGTATGAGGGCCTCGTGCAAGCTCTTCGTGCCCTGGTCCCCTACTGGGTTTGGCGAGACGAGAGCGGTCAGGAGTGGCGGCCGGCTCAAGTGTGGATCGATTCGGGCTACCACGAACATAAGGATGCGGTCTACGCTTTCTGCGCTCAGGCGAACCAGGGGCGGCTGATCGGGGCAGAGTGGTGTCGGCCGACCAAGGGCTGGGGCTACGGTCGACGATTCGCTGGGCGTTATCACAAGCCGACGTCGCTGTCCAGGCAGGTTCGATACATCGGCCGCGAGTACCACTTTGCGATGCAGCAAGACTCGCGGACGATGTTGACTCACATCAACGCCGACTACTGGAAGTCGCAAGCGCACGAGGCGTTGGCAAAGCCGGAAGATGAACCAGGGGCGTTGTTACTGTGGGATGGCCCGCCAGATGAGCATGACGGCTTTTCTGATCAGGCCACAGCAGAGCGACCAATTGAGGAGTTCATAGAAGGAAAGGGGTTGATAAAGTATTGGGAAGTCCTGCGGCGAAAGAACCATAAGCTGGACGCCCTCTATGCCGCGGTGGCCGGTGGCCATTTCGTGATGAGCGAGGCGGCTAAACCGAAACCGTCGCGGGGCACGGACAGGTGGTGGTCGCGACGCGAGAGACAAAGGAGAGCGGGATGAAACGCCGAACAGAACTTCTGGCGATGCTTGGAGCGATTCCGGAGCTGGGGTTTCTGAAGAGGCGGTCAGCTTGCCCGGAGGATGTCTCTTGTGTTGGCCGCGTACTCCCGGAGGGCATCGCGGTAACGGTGATTGATCCGCCGAATTGGGGACCTTACGGGGAGGTGTTGCGGCGGAAGAATCACTTCCTCGATGCCCTGTACGCCGCGGTGGCGGCGGGCCATTTCGTGATGAGCGAGGCGGCTAAACCGAAACCGTCGCGGGGCACGGACAAGTGGTGGTCGCGACGCGAGAGACAGCGGAGGGCAGGGTGAGCTTTGTAGGTCTCGAAAAGTGCGACGGTCCTGAGTGTCCGAACTGCGGATGCCGGGATACAGAGGAACAGACCGGCAAGGGCCGCTGGGGGCTGCCGTCGACTCGGATGGTGTGCCGAAACTGCCGATTTGAGTGGATTGAACCGGCGCAGACCAAAGGGAACGGGCAAGAGCGGCCACCTCCCCCACCGCCACCTCAACAACCCCCGCCTCCCCCGACTCCGCGACCTGGAGGCGTCATCTATCGGCCTGTGCGGTGTCCAGAGTGCCAGTCGGCCGACGTGAGGATCACCAGCACGCGGCGGCCACTCCGCCACCACAAGTGCAAGGCGTGCGGCCACAACTTCAAGAGCATCGAGGAATCTCAGCCCGATGTGGTCTAACCCCGCCTCGGGGGTATTTCGCAAGTTGGTTACACGCTGTGTAACCTGGCCCCGCCGCGAATCACCCCTTCTGTGGTAAGATTCCGCTGAGCGCAACAAGGCCCGTGGCCACGGGCTGACCACCGATCAGAACCCGCTAGACCTGTCGACAGGCGGTCTGGCGGGTTTTTTGTTGCGCCATCAGGAGATCCATGAGCGCAGCATCCGACCTCGAAACACTCCGAGACGCGGCCTCAGCGGCCATTCTGGCGGCTGACTACGCCACCGCGTTGACGCACGTCGAACGCATGGCAGTGATCTTGGCCGGGACACCGGACCAGGAGATGGCTAGCGGCGCGAAGCTCGAATGGGGCCGCAAGATCGACCGCCTCTTTGACCAGCTCGGCAGCCGCCGAAACGCGGCTGCCGGCATTCAACGAACCAAGACTGTGTGGGCCCAACCCTCAGCAGCCTCATGACCGCACGCAGCGTGAGAGCGAAAGTCAAGCGAAGCTACCCGGCCGACGCCCTCAGTGCGCGCCGTTGGGAGGCGGCGAAGACCCACCGTCTCAACCAGGCCCATTGGCAGAACGCCCGAGAACAATCGGTCAACGTCGACCTCCAGGACTATCTCGCCACGTTGCGGACCCGTTGTACCTACGAACGGGACAACAACCCGTTGGTCGACGGAATCGTTTTCACGCACTACGTGGACATTGTCGGTCGAGACGGTCCCGAGCTGCAAGTCCAGAGCGACTCGTCGACCTATAACGAGTGGCTCGAAGCGCACTGGCGGAAGTGGTTCAAGGCCCCAACGCCTAACCCGAAGGTTTCCGGCGCTGCTCTCTTGCGGTTGTGGGTTCAAAGTCTCTGGCGGGCGGGTGAATTCCTTGCCCAGAAGGTGACGGCCAAGGCTGATTCGCTGGTACAGATGCGGTTGCGGCCGATTCATCCGAGACGACTTGCAACTCCGATGGCGATGGCGGGCCGCGATGACATCGTGATGGGAATTCAGTTTTCGCGTGAAGGCGAACCGCAACGCTACTTCATCCAAGAAGAGCAGGCGTTCGGAACGCTGGCTTATTCAACGGAAACCGCCTCCATTCCGCCGGATGACATCGTTCACTTCTTCTTGCTTCGTGAAGAGGACCAAGCCCGTGGTTTTCCGTGGCTTGGCTCCAGTCTCCCATCGACTGCGGACCTTCGTGACTATGACGCCGAGACATTAGAGTCGGCCCGCCAAGCGGCGAACTTGGGCGTTTACTGGCACACGGTTGACCCCAACGCCCCATATCTTGACGTAAACGAGCAGGAGACTCTTGAACGGGGCACGCAATCGACGGGGCCGCCAGGCTGGCAACCCAAGATGCTCACGCCGCAACAGCCCACGACGCAATACAGCGAGTTCCACGACGAGCGACTCCGCGAAGTTGGCCGCCCTGTGGCCATGCCTCTGATGGTCATCAAGCTTGACGCCGGCCAGCACAACTACTCTTCGGCCCGCTTCGATGGTCGGAACTACGACCGGGCTTGTGAAGTGATCCAGTGTGCGATCAGCGGGACGGCGAAAGCGACTGGTCCACTGAGTGAGCTGGTTGACGACGTGGATCGGGAAGCCGGGCTTTACGAGCGCGCCCAGCGGATGAATCCGCCAGAACGCCCTGAGGAAGTCACCTACGAGTGGACCTGGTCGCGACCACCGCAAGTGGACCGGGAGAAAGAGTCGGCCGCTGATCGGGCGGACATGGAGATGATGATCGCCTCGCCTCAGGACATCGCGGCCGCGCGAGGCACGACACTCGACACGCTGATAGCCAAGTTGCAGCGGGCGAATGAGAAGCTCGAAGCCGCTGGCCTGCCGCCGATACCCATGATCTTACCCAAGGGCTCAGCGTACGCGCGGCGAGGGGACTTGAAGGCCGCGGCGACTGATGGGCCGACGCCGGTTCCTGGAGATGCAACTGACTCAGAAGACGTGGAGGAGACCGATGCCGAAACGGTCAGTAGCAACGACTGAGCAGCAGTCGCGGGACATCACCTGTCGAACCATCACTACCCGTGCGGACACGGTTGACGATGCAACGCGTAGTGTCGAGGCCGTTCTGAGTACGGAAGAGGTGGTGCAGGTCTGGGATTGGTCGCGTTTTCAGGTGATCGACGAGGTCTTGTTGGCTCGCGGGGCTGAGTTGCCCGATCAAGTCGTGTTGTTGGAGAACCACAGGCGGTGGGAACTTGACGATGTGCTCGGGTCTGTCCGTAATTTGCGAGTTGAAACCGACACCACCGTTGGCCGGTTGTTTTTTGACGAGGATGAAGGCCGGGCAGAGAAGGCGTGGGGTAAATACCGCAGAGGGCACGTTCGCGACGTATCAGTCGGCTACAAGGTCGTCGAGTACGTGGACATTGCCCCCGGACAACGCAAAACGGTTGACGGCAAGGAATATCGGGCCAGAGACCGCGTCTTGAGGGTTACACAACGCTGGAAGCTTCGCGAGGTGTCGGCAACGCCTATCGGTGCTGATGAAGGCGCGAAGACGAGAACTGACTTCTTACCCATAAAGGAGGGAAGCTCTATGAACGAGCGCCTTCGCAAGTTCCTGGAGTCCGTAGGGCTCCGATCCGATGCCACCGATGAATTGGCCCAGCAGTTTGCTGATGCCTTGTCGGGGCGTAGTGCAGAAATCGTCAAGCTCCTCAAGAGCGAAGACGAGACCGACACGTCGACGGTCGCGGTCCGGGGGGCCCTGAGGGCGCTCGGGGTCGACCCCGATGACCCATCCAAGACGCTCCCGGAAGAGAATGCTGGTCAGGGCACGGCGAGCCGTGCGGAGGCTGGCGACGGAGCTGGTGGTGAGGCCATCGAGTCTGTCAATACGCCGACCGTGGACGCTGATGTCATCCGCACCGAAGAGCGGGCACGGTTCGCCATGGTTCAGCGCGTTGGTGGGCAGGATCTCTCCGAAGAGACGCGAGACCAAGCCGTGCGTGAAGGGTGGGATGAAGCCCGCGTGTCAAGCGCCACGCTTGAAGCGGTCCGCGGGAACCGCTCGGAATCGGTCGGCCCAGCGATCCACAGCCGAAGTCGCGAGGCCGATTGTACGCGAGAGGCCCTTGGCGCCGCGATGATGATTCGAGAGGGGCTTGATCCGGTTGCGAGGGCCGTTCGGTTTGACGAGGGCGTTTACGTTCCCCGCCGGGAAGGCGAACGGACGGACCACCTTGAACAGGCGGCTGACCGCGGTTGGGCCTATCGGGATTGGAGTCTGATCGACTTCTGCCGTGAAGCCTGCCGACTGGACGGTATCACGGTGCCGATGAACCGCAGGGAAGTGATCCGGGCTGCCGTGTCAGGCTCGGCACTGACCAACATCTTTTCGACGAGCGTCAATGCTCAATTACTGTCTGGCTATACGGACTATGCCGACACCACCGATGGCTGGACCTCAGCGGCCGATGTACCCAACTTCCAGACCAACGAGCGAATGATGATGGGCAAGTTTGGAGCCCTTCAGAAGCTCGCTCGCGGGAAGACGGCCGAGCATCTTGACGAGTCGGACTCCAAAGAGGAGTACAAGATTGCCCGATACGCCGGTCAGTTTGTCGTTGACGAGCAAGACATCATCGACGACCGACTCGGAGCGATAAATCAGGTGAGCCCCTCGGACATCGGCTCCTCGGCTGCCCAGCTTCGCCCCAATCTGGTCTATGCCATCCTGCTGGCAAATGCGGCCCTGTCGGACACGGGGTTGTTGTTCAACAGCACGGCTGAAACCACGGCTGGTGGACACGCAAACTTGTTGCAGGACGCTTACGACGCTGCGGGGATGCAAGCTGGCCTCCTCGCGATGGCCAAGCATCGGATTAGGACGCGACCGTTGAACATTCGGGCGCGGTATATCCTGGCTCCACAGGATCTCAAGTTTGCGATTCTGGTCAGTCTGAAATCTGCCTCACGTGATTATGACGGCACGGAGGGAATTTACAATCCGCTGTACGATTTGGGCATAGAGGCTCGTTTTGACGATCGGTTGGGCGCGGTGGGCGTTGTTGACCCAGCGACCGAGACTGCCTATACGGGGTCGGCGACCAATTGGTTTCTTACTGCCCGGCCCGGTGAGAACGGCGCCAAAACGATTGAGGTCGGCTACTTGCGAGGAACGGGGCGAGCCCCGCAAAGTCGCTCTTTCGTTCTCACTCAAGGTCAATGGGGTATCGGCTGGGACATCAACCTTGATATTGGGGCCAAAGCGCTCGATTATCGTGCGATGCAGTATTCGGACGGTACTTCGTAAGCCGGTGACCATACACGGCAAACACATCAAGAACCAAACGTAAGAGGATTTCCAAATGGCTGATGCACTTTACAGGAGCGAGTGGGATAAATCGCAAGTCACTGCCGCGGTGGCAAGGGCAAGCGGTGAAATCATCCAGCTTTCAGACGGCCGGGCTGCCTACGTCATGGGGCTCAATGCCCGAGCAATTGGCGACGCTGTGGGCCTGAAGACCAGCGGTGTCGTGGAAGTGACAAAGACCGCGTCGATCGTTTTTCTCGACGGCGGGAAAGTCTATTGGGACCGGTCTGCCAACGCCGCGCACTTCCGACCTCAATCCGGCGATTTTTTCATCGGCACGGCGTACGGCGATGCCGCCGCGGCCGATACAACGCTCAAGGTCAACTTGAACGTGGACCAGAGTTGCCAATGGGAACTCGGCAAACAGGGCGATCGGCACACGACGGTGCTGACCACAACGGCCGGCTCCCCGACCGTTACTCGTAACCAGATGGGGTATTACCAGTTGCTCCTTGAGAGTAACGACGAGGCGGAATGTGTAGACATTCTGTCCGACGTGTCGATTCCGAAAGACGATGGGCCGATCTTCGAGACTCGCATCACCTTTGACGAGAAGGGCGACAACGCGGCCGTCGATACGGTGTTCGGACTGGTGAACGCATCCCATACGAGTGATGCGGACTCGATCACCGAGTCGGTATTGTTCTCGCAAAACGGCAACGATTCAAAGCTCAACTGCGAGAGCGATGACGGGACAACCGAAGTAGCAGCGACCGACTCAACCGTTGTCCTGGTCGAGGATACTTCGCAGGAATTTTGGATCGACGGCCGTGATCCGGAAGACATGAGGTTCTACATCGATGGTGTCGAGGTGTTGAATGCGACCGCGAACCTCGGCGATGTGGATGACGCGACAGGCCCGTTCAAGGCCCTCGTCTTGGTTGAGAAGTCAGGCGGGGCCCACGTTCCGTCAATTTTGGTCGATTGGATGCGGCTCCGCAGTACCGACTTGGCCACAGCGCGGATCTGATCGATGAGCCGAGCGGGTTCGGAATTCGCAGTGGGGCTCGCCGATCAGTTCTATCAGTTCGGCGAGTCCCTGGTGTACAGCCCGGGTGGTGGTGGCGCCAGTCGGACGATCACGGGGATTGTCGCACCTGATAATCGAGAAACTGAAGAGGGGGCAGTTGCCGAGCGAGACGTGGAGCGGGTGTGGGTGACGGTCCGACGCGATGCCTCGCACGCAACGGACGGGGGCATTGATGCTCCGGCGACCCACGATCGTCTGTTCCAGAACAGCGAATCGGAACCAGAACCCTTTGTGTACCAAGAGCAGATCCGCAATCAGACCGCCGACGCTTGGGATTTGCTCTACAGCCGGAATGTAGTGAAGCGACAAGGTCCGCCGCACGCCGCATGATCCAAACCATCAAAGGACCGTTTACGGCCGGCGTATTTGGCCTCACCCGCCTGGTGGCCGAGAGTGCGGCCTTTCAGCGGCGGACGAAGGCTGAGGACTGGAAGACCGCACAGGACCATATTGAGCAGTGGGGATACCAAGCGTGGGAATCAGGCGGTCTGGCGGCCCTGGTCGTCAAGACGGAGCAGCCGCGGGCAGCGATCTGGCCGGCGTCTCGGGTTGAGCTGACTCAGTACGCGGGCGGTGACCATAACTATCTGAAAGGCGGCGGGAGCCTGACGTGGGTTTTGGCGGATGCTGATCGGTATGCACCAGCGGCAAGAGACAAGTCAGCGGCGGACTTTGCAGCATGGGTTGACGAAGTGCTCCAGGACATTCGGCACAACGCAGGGCGGGATGATCGGTTGGGGGTGTACCAGATCGGGCTCTTGCTGCCGTTTGCCCACTCGTCGGTTAGGGTGAACGCCTCGTATTGGCAAGTGGTGTTCGTTGTGGACTGGAGGGCGTGACGTGTACCCGATAGCGATCAGCATCACCTATGAACCACCTCCCAGCAAATACGCTCGCGCGCTGCACAAAGTGACAAAGGAAGTGCAGCGTGAGGCGGCCCAACACTGGCACGACAGAATTTTGCCAGAACACTTCAAGCCTGGGGCAGCAGAACGATATGGATATGCTCGGCGAGTCAAGAGGCGCAAACTGCTGAGAAGGAAGCGACGCACCAAGCCGCATCCGCTAGAGCATTTGCCGCTTATTCATACTGGTGCGGCAATGGAGGACATTCTGTCGCCTCCTTACATCCAATCGTTCCCGACTCGCGTGAACATCAACTTGGCAGCTCCGTCCTATTTTGGGTTGAATCTTGAGCCGGATATGGTGGAGGAAGTGGGAACAATGACGTTCCAGGAGCAGCAGGCAATCATGATTCGGATGGGCAAGAACGCCTCCCGAATGCTGCGTGAGATGGGCGGCAAGGAAACCGTAGTCCTCACTGGAGGTTGACGATATGCCAGGTACGACCAAGCAGTTCTACCTGCACGGGATTCTGCTTCCCGGTTCCGTGTGGATCGGTGAGCTAACCGACACGACGCCGGCGGCAAACGTGACTTTCCTCGACGGCTTCGCGGCTGGCAGTGCAGTTGTTCCGAGCTTCCGCGGCGGCCAAGGGGCAACGCCCGATATCTCGTTCACTTCGCCGCAACTCAAGACGATTCTTGACCAGTGCGGGATGACGGGACTCGACTGTTCCGCAAGTCAGATTGATCTTTTCTACCGGAAGGCAAAGATTCTTGACACGCGTGAGGCGATCGCATCGGCTGCTCATTTGCGGGTGCGGGCTAAGCGGTGTTTGCTTTACTGGACCTCCATCCAAGCCCAGCAAGGCCAGCCTGCGACGATCTCTTGCCGCATCGTGCCGACGTTTGACGGTACGAATGATCCGCTTGTCGGTCTGGGCAGTCAGGCCATTGCGGCGAATCTCTTGGCCGAGCAACACTTCACCCTCGGCCCTGTAAAACTCAATGGATCATGGGTCGACGGCGTGCAGGGGTGGAACCTGGATCTTGGCGTTCAGCTCAACGAGAAACAGTCGGACGGCCAGACGTACCCGACCTTTGTGGGCGTGCGCCAGCACAATCCCGTCTTGACCGTCACAACGCCCGACGCGGACTACTGGGCGTCGCCGGGTGTGGCTGGAACTGCGGTGACTGCCCTTCTGGCGTATCTCCGCAAGAAGGACGACGACGCGACGGGGAACCTGACGGACGTGACGGCGTCCCACATCCAGTTTTCAAACGCCGAAAACCCGGCTGGCTTGGCTACCGTGGAGAACAGCACGGGCGGGATTGATGATGAGGCCAGCCTTGATTTGAGGATCGGTCTGCGGATTTCGTCGGCCAACACGGCCCACCCGCTGGCGGTCAACACAGCAATCGCTATTTCATAGCGGAGAAAGCCATGAGCATCACGGCACAACTGAGGCAAGCCATTTCGGTCGGCGGCCTCGAAGTAGACAAATTGATTGCTCTGACCCAGGGCAACGCTGTCATCCTCGACGAGGCTATCGCCGACAGTACGACAGACGGCGAGGTTGCTTGCGACATCGACATCAGTCAGATGGAAGCGTGCATCATCATGGCCGATGGGGGTGATATGACCCTGGAGACCAACAATGGGGGCACGCCTGATGACACGATCAACTTGGAGGATGGCAAGCCGTTCCTCTGGTACGACAAGTATCTTGCGGCTCACTTCAGCGCCGACATTACGGCACTGTTTATGACGAATTCAAGTGGGTCGTCGTCAACGCTCAAGGCTATTTTCATTGTCGATCCAACGGTCTAGGAGATTGCTGTGATTACGTTCGAGATCCAACCGCAGCGGCGCGGCGACTTGGCGGTGACCAAGTACAGGGATGGTAATCAGTACATCGGCGGCGTGGCGCGTGTTTGCAGGGACACGACGGGCCGTCCGATGGTCAATATGACCCGTCCCGTGAGCCTCGAAGGGCTCAAGCGAATCTGCGAGGAACTGGAGAGCGCAACGAAGGACTGGGCGGAGCCAGCTCTCGTCACACAGCCCGATGACGTTGCCGAGGAAGACGATGAGGTCTGATCCATGGCTCCTCCGATCTACTTTTTTCCGTCACTCACTGTAGAAGATATGTTGACGGGAAAACCTAGTGACGCATCAAGGAAGCTCACTTCGCAATTCCTTGACCGATTTTCTCTCTCTCTTGCCTTCGCCGACCTGGGCTCGGTGGCGGAAGATACCTTTCTCTCGCCCATCTCGACCGCGACCGGGCCGGGCGGGCACACTGGGGTGCTCTTCTGTGCCTTGCCTTCCAACGGCGACAAGCCGGAGCGATTGGGCTACTACCCCGACTTGCAGAACTGGGAGGAAGTCGAAGAGAACGGCCAGACGTTCTGGGTCGGCACCGACAGGGACCAGCCGATCCGACCAGCCGATCTCATGCGCAAGACGGTGATTTCCGGCTACGTCTGTGATCTGCCCGGCGGCAAGTGGTCGATCCCCGTGATTCGTGACCATGAGGGCGCGACCACGTTACCCAAAGATTGGCGGTGGGACGGTAGCGGGCAGGTGACCGAAGTCGTGCAGGCGACCTATCGGGATCTATGGGACGAGTTCGCCGGCGTGGTCGATCTGTACTTCGGCGAGAACGAAGAGACGCCGGGCGTGTTATCGCTTGAACCATCCGAGGCGATGCTGCGGTGTGCCCAAGTGCTGGGGATCAACTATCGGTTTGGGCGCGTCGAGCAGAACCTAATGGGGGTCATTTCGTCCACGACGTGGATGACAATTCTGACCTGTGCCGTGGACCTGCCAACCTTCTGGGATGTATTCGATGCAATCCAGAAGGGCAAGCAAAAAAAAAGCGGCGACGACTCCGACCAGGAGCCCAAGGGCGAGTCGCCCGATACTTCGCTTGGGCCGCCGGGCGACTCTCCGGACATCGGCCAAGCCGAGGCGAGCTAGAGCTGTTTAGCTGGGGAATCCTTCGTAGGTGATTCATGCCCATCAAGATCAAGTGGGAATCCGAAATCACCAAGATCCGGAAGGATCTGCACACGCTCCAGAAGGAGAACGTGAACCTCCGGGAGAAGCTTCGGGGGGTCACGAAGGAGAGTGCCAAGGGTGCAAAAGGTCACCAGGAACTCGCCAGAGCAGCCAAGCGTGTCTACCGGGAGATTGAGACTCCGGCCCAGCGGTACAATCGGAAGATGGAAGAGCTGAATCGTCTTCTGAAGGCGGGGGCCATCGACCAGCAAGCCTATGGGCAGGCAGCGAAGCGTGCCAGGAGGCAGGCCGACGAAGCCGGCAGAAGCACACGCCGGATGTTCGATTTGCCGGGGATGCGAACGGCGATCGGTTTGCTGGGTGGTATGGGCGTCACGGTAAGCGTGGCCGGGGCGATGCAGAAGATTATCGGGTATGCCCGGTCGGCGAAGGAAGAGATTGACGGCATTGTCGAGGGCCTGAAGGCAACACATCAGGGAGCAAAAGCCATCTGGCAAGTGGCGGAGTCGAAGAAGGCGTACGAGTCCCTATCGGCCCGTGTCCGTCTGGCCATGGCCAAGGAAGGCATGACACGGGACCAGGCGCAGGACATGATTTTCAACCTGAAGTCCCTACAGCAGATTGAAGCGGCGCCGACCGTGGCCAGGGCGGCCCGATTCATGCCGGCCGACGTAGCGGCGGAGTTCGTGACTACCATGCGGTCGCCGACTACTTGGGGGCGGGAAGCGGGGACTCCCGAACAGGTGTTGTCCGGTCTCATCACCGGGGCGGGTCGGTCGAAATTCAACGTCCAAGAGACCGCCCAATGGGCGGCCCGCGTGGCCCCGACGCTAAAGGCTATGGGTGCGACACCGGCGGAGATTCTCGGGGTAGGCGGTGCAATCTCGGTTCCTGCCCAAAAGCCCGAGATCCTCGGCACCTACATGTTCGCGTTGGAAAAACAGGTCAGCCAGCATCGGCGGCAACTGGTTGAGCAGGGCAAGCTTGACCCGGTGAAAGAGCAGGCGGGGCTAATCCAGGGGTTTCGAGATCTGCGGGCAGATGCCGAGGCGTGGTCGACGGCGATGGGGGAGGCCCGATTCAAGAGGGCAGCGGTCGCGTTGACGGGAGCCCTGGAAGAGGCGGAGAAAAACACCAAGGCGATTGCCGACGCGTTCAAGAGTATCGAAGTGTTCCGCCAGAAGGTGGAGAGCTTGCCGCGGACATTGGACATTCAGCAGCGGATGGCGGTTGCTGAGGCCCGGAAGGAGGTAGCTCTTGAGCCCAAGGGATTCCGCAAGATGCAGTTGGACGCCGCTATCGAAACCAACAAGGCGCTGGCGGCAATGTTCGACAAGAGTCCCGTCGTAGAGGAGGCCACGGAAGACTACTTGGAGAGCCTCACGACGTTGGGGCAGGTCCAGAAGGCCCGGGAGGTAGCCGCAGAGCGGACCTTGAGTATGCTGCGTCGCGAGCGGCCCGACATCTACGAGCAGTACATCGGGGCGCAAGTGCCAATAGCTCGGACGCCATCCAGGGCGGCGTTGTACGGTAGGCCCGTAACGATGGAACGCCCCGACCTGCCCGGCCCACCGACCCAGGCAATCGAGGAAGCCATGGGCCGCGCGATGGAGGTTCTTGTCACTGAGGTAGTGAAGCAGCGGGAAGCGACGGAGAACCGGTTGCAGGCCCTTCGCGACGTGAGCAGCAAGGTGCAACGGCAACCGGAGCGGACGGAAGTACCGCGGCAAGTCCAACGAGAGAGCAGTGGGTCGATACAGCAGTCTTGGTGGAAGCAAGCGATAGAACGCCCTACGGCGCTTGTGCCCGAACCTCAGATCATGAGGGAACCCAGGCATCCAGAGATGCCGGGTGTTCCGGCGCCTATCCAGCGAGAGGCAAGCACCCAGGGGGCGGATCGCCTTGTCGAGGAGATGGTTCGGCAGAGGCAGGCGACTGACGAGCAGTTGAAAGTCCAGCGGGAAGCGGTCGATGCCACCCGGGCACAAACGGCTGCCACGGAAGCCCAGACGCAGGCGTTACAGCAAGCGACGGCCGACCCCGCTGCGACGTTGGGGCTCCCGCCGGTGCCCCAGACGCCCGCGGTGATCACCCAGCCCAAGGACGAAACCGCGGAGACCGCGTTTAGCGTGAACTGACCAATGGTGCAGAATTGGCTCGGAGCATATCAGTTTGTCACCCTCAGCCGACCGCCGGTGGGAATTACGCCGGGCACGCGGCTGATGACCCGCCCCGGCGTGGCTGGGGTAGCGATGTGGTTGACGGCAGAGCGAGGCCGACCGTTCGTCCTGCGAAGCGGGCTCGATACGGTCAATTACGCGTTAGCGATCTTCACCTACAAACTGTATCGGACATTGGTTGGAACGAAGCCCACAAGGCTTATCCAGGGGAACGTATCATGGACCGACGAAGACACGAAGATCCTGGTGCTTGATGTGTTGCCAGCCGGAGAAGAAGGCATCCGTGCGTTGATTGGCGGCGTGGGCGGACTGAACTATCCGAGCCAAGGGTTCCTTGAATGCGACTGGACCCTGTGCTTTGTCGACGTTTCATAGGGGAATACCATTATGGCGGTTACACTCACGGCGAACCTGGCAGCGAGATTGGGGCTTGTCCGTTCGCTTGACGACACGGAAGTGCCATCGGCGGGAGCGCACACGACGGCCCACAACGCGTTTGACTTTACCAAGCTTCTTGACGCCAATTCGACGCCACCGGGCACCAAGAGCTACGTCGATGAGTTGACGGGCACGCAGAACCTTGACCTGACCGCGCTGAGTGATCCCGAGCTGGGGACCGTGGACGGCACTGGGCTCAAGGTGCAGGCGATTCTCGTCAACAACACGTCAGGGTCGGCGGACTTGACGATCAGCGACGGGGCGGCCAACCCGTACAGTCTGAACGGGACGGCCGATATTGTGGTCGAGTACGGTGGAACGTTGCTGATGTATTTCAACGACCAGCTCGCCGATGTCGCGGCGGGTGCAAAGGCGATCGACTTCACCATCACGGCTGGGCAGACCTTCCAGCTTGCAATCATCATGGGCTGACCTCATGCCCGACACGCCAAGTTCTCCGCAAATTTGGGATGTGTGGGAAGACAGTGGCTGTCTGCTGTTGGCCCGCGTCGAGGATTGGGACGGCAACCTATTGACCCAGGCGGCCTGTACGGGGATCTCGTATAAGATCATTGACCGCGACAACAACAACGCGGTAACGGCGAGTGGTAGCTTGACGGTGGCCACAGTCGTATTCGACACGGAACAAAGCGGCGGCAACTGGCCCTACTCAGACGGGTACAACTTCAAAGCCATGATCGCGGCAACGGCATTCCCAACCGGCGGCCATCGCTACGTGGCCGAGGTGATCGTCGATCCTGTCAGCGGCGAAGACTTTCCTCTGTGGTGGATCCTCCAGGCGTATAACCTTGTGGGGTCGTAACCCGTGGCCGATCCCAGCCCCATCACTCTCTCTGACGACATCGTCCGCACGGCGCAGACGGCGGCCGTCTATCTTCGGCAATTCTGGGCGGGCACTTGGACTGAAAAGCCGTTTCTCTACTGCGATTCTGCCTCGTGGGTCGCGAGTCCCAGCATTGCCTCGGCTCAGCTCTCTTGGACCTACGGCCGCGGTGTTCGGCAGGATGAAACCACGGTGGGTACGGTTACCCCTCTGAGTATCGAGGGCTGGTGGGTCAAGATTGTCTTTGACCAGGGGGATGATGACGACCTGCTGTGGTACGGCTTCGTCGATGAAGTGACGCGTCACATGGGCGGGGATCTCGTTGTCGCGAGCGCCCGAGTGGCGACCGGGCACCAGACGTTTTTGTGTCGGGGCATGGAGGCTTTGCTTGATCGTCACATAGTGCGCTCGGCCTGGTGTGCGGACGGCACGGCCGAGGCCCAGATACACCGGGGACTAGAATTCAACGCGCCCAATCGGTCGGACGACGCCGGCAACAGATCGGCGGCCATCGGACCGCGCGGGTTCCACCTGTTTTCCGATAATCTCACGACGGCCAACAAGTGGGCAACGCGGCACATTCTCGACTATCTCTTGGAGTACCATGCTCCACGCGACCGCCAGGGCGCAAAGGCCGTCACGTTCAAGACGCATTTTGACGCCAGCCTGTATTTGCCAAACTGGGACACTCCGCGGCTCGCCTCGCATGGCCGGACAACGAAGCATCTCTTAGACGCAATCATGGATCGGCGTCGAGGATTGTCTTACGTGGTGGAGGTCGACTCGGACACAGAAGAGGTGATGATCCGGCCGTGTAAGTTTCTCGATACAGACATTTCCGTTTCGGGCGGGCATGTTCTCAATCAGAGCAACGCGCAAAAGTCCGTTGATTTTCAGCAAACTCCAGACGTAGCGTCTGCAATGCTTCGATCGGTGGCTGGGCGAACGTATCATCAAGTGGCGGCCTTCGGTCGACAGATGATCGTGTGCGAGACGATTCGCGAGGGCGCTGGGTCGATCGTTGCCCACTGGAACACGGGGGCTCTTCAGACAGCGTACAACGCGGGGGCATCGGGCGAGGGCGACTACCCCGCAGCAGCGAATCGGACGGAACGTAGGCAACGGAACATCGAGTGGCGGAGTGCTGAAACGTATTCGCGGGTTTACAGTCACTTTGGCCCAGATGATTCCTGGGATTCGGCCATCCAAACCAATCAAGTGGTATACGCTGACCTTGGCTTGAACTTCCAGACCGACTATCTCTTTTATCGGCCAACCCAGCGCTTTGAGCGAACGCTGCCTCTGAAGACCGATCACGTCTACCCGACAGCTCACGTTGGTGGGTTGACGCTGGCAAGCGTGACCGACAACACGCCGTCAGGCAAGGCTTGGGAGTACCTTCGCCCAATCGTGGCGATGACGCTACACGATGACTTGCCGGGAACGAGCAGCAAGTGGGCCGAAGTCGACAAGCTGTCAGTGGCGGCTGGAGTCGAAGGAACTGGCGATGGGCACGGCAGGACGTTCGGTTGCTCCGTCCGAATGCAAAACGATGCCCTGGGGTTTGTCCTCAAGGTCCACGGCGCCCCGCAGTGGGCGATTGCCAAGACGGATTTCACGGCACCCGATGATTCGGATCTTGGAGGTACTTATCACCCTATCGGCGATTACGACTGGAAGGATGACCTTGCAGCCACCGTCGCCAGCAAAGCGGACTATTTTGTCAGCTCAGCCTATCCGGAGACAGTGACGGCCCAAACCGATGCACTCCGCGTCTTGTACCTTGACGCATCGGCAAAGGCGGGGCTGGAGATCCTTGTTGACGACACGATGGTTGACGTACAGGACGGGGACCGTGTCGAAAGCGGAAGCTCCACCTATTACATCAGGGACGATCGGGAGATGCTCGAACAGATCGCTCGGATTGCTCACGAGTGGTACGCCGTGGTTCGCCAAACGTTGTCTGTGACGTGGAACCAAATCGAGAATGCTGGGCTGTTTTCGATCGGTGACCTCATCACGACAATCGGAGCCGACGAAACCGAGGAAGACGTTCGGACAGTCATCACGTCAATTCGGATTGCCATGGCCCAGAGTGACCAGCAGTTCAATCGGCTAACCATCGAGACGCAGTGGGCCGACCTTGACCTTGTAGGAATGTATTGATGCCGAGCGAGCAGTGGATGCGCGACGTTCAAGCAGAGCTGGCCGCGCTGCGTCGGCACGTGGAGCAGTTGCAGGACCGGGCGCCGGTGGCGTGTGAGAGTTCGCAGATACGGTTAGCGCAGACTGTGGAGAAAAGTGGAACCACCTACCCGATTGATGGTAGCGGCGCCGATACGTTTTGGTTCGTTTTCGTCGATGCGACATTCACCGAGGCGCAAGGCAACCAGACGCCGACTTACAAAACGAACCAGCCGACGACGGCGCCCATGTACTTGGCGCACTGCATCGAGGGCGCGTGGTATCCCGAGAGCAGCCGTGTGTGGGTGGCGTGGCAAAACGGCCGATGGTGGATCATTGGCAAGGTCGGCTATCAGGCCCGGTGGATCACGTTCGTAGTCAACGACGCAACCGGCTTCAGCACGACCGACGCCTCCGTCACTGTCGACGGCGTGGCCTACTTCGACGGCTACGAGCCGGCGAGCCCTGTCACGACGGTCTACAATCTCGCGATCAGCGCGAACCGCCTTTTTGAGGGCGACGATGACGACGTTGGTATGGCGATTTACGACCCGGCTGGGGACAAGTATCACATCTTCCAAATGGAGTGCCCTTGACGTGGTGCCTTATTATAATAGAATGCGAGCAGCCGAGAGGATGCACTCTCGACTGCTCTTGCCACAACGCAACCCTAACAGGGAGGGTCACATCATGGCTACGCGGAAGTCTACCACGAAACAGATCCCCTTGCCAGTCGAAACGTCCCGCCGCTTCGCTCGCATTCCAGAATGGTCAGGCTATGCCGCCAGCGATGATGGACACATTTGGTCATCGAAATCTGGTAGATGGACACGCTTGAGCGACACACCAGATCGCGCCGGAAGACCACGCGCAACATTGTATGACCAGGGCCTTATACACCGAGTCATTGTGTGCCGCTTGATCTTGCTGGCATTTGTGGGCTCGTGTTCTTCTGGCCAAGAATGCCGCCATCTCGACGGCGATCCAGCAAACAACAACATTGAGAATCTCCAGTGGGGTACGCGTTCAGAGAATCACCACGATGCTATACGACATGGTACCCATACTTGCCTATCTGGCGAGCGGCATCCTGCTAGGCGCGTTACTGCATCAATGGCCAGCGACATGGTCCGATTGGCCAAGATCATGCCGCGCAAGATGATAGCTTCACACCTCGGAGTCTCTTACGCAACGGTCTGTCGCTATCTTCGTCGAAGTTTACATACACAGGCCGCGTTCAATGAGTAGGGTTCGCCGAACTTGGCACCGCCTGCGAAGCGGCCTGTATGTTCCGCGATTGCTGCGCCGCGTACACCGGAACGAATGGGGTGGGCTGTGGTATCCGTTCTGTGACTTTCCGTGCGAAGCGAACGGCGATTGTCACGATTTGACGACAAGCGACACGGTAGATGTAGGCTTCGACGAAACGGCGTTTGCCAACAACTATTGCAGCGACTGCGAACTGCTGGAGCCGCCTTACACTCTTACCTGGAGCATTCCGGACGCTGCGTGGGTGTATTCAACTGGCACGATCTGCGACAGCCTCGATATTCTATTCTGGCCCAGGTGCGATCCCGGCGGCGCATACAGCGGGGATTGTGTGGCGCGGGTGGAAATCGTATTTATGACCGGCGCATACGGCACCTTCTACTATTACCAAGACACCTACGACCCCGAAGAGCGCACGAGCTGGACGATCCCGTTTGACAGCGCGCCCGCAAGCGATCCCACCTACGGCCCGTGCGATGACGAGGCATATCCCAGTGAGGTAACGGTCACGAAGAACTGATGCACGACTGCACACCGGTATTGACTGACGGCGAGTGGGTTTGTTCCCATTGCGGGTTTGGCAAGGGCAAGGGGCGCGACGAGCCTTTTCGGAAGAATTGTGTTGCGACCACCGACGATCGCTCGATACTTGAGCGTGACGACGGAGCGTCAATGCCTCCCCTCCGTCGCCAAGCATGGAACCTCGCCTCCGCTCTTGCTGCGTTCGTCGCGGATGGATGCTGGACACTGACCGCTGACCAGTATCGTGAGCGGCTGGTCGTCTGCGATACATGCGAGCACCGTCGCCGCAACCGCTGTAGGAAGTGCGGTTGCCGATTAGCGATCAAGGCTAAAGGCCGGGCGTTCAGATGCCCGGAGGACAGATGGCCGAATCTGGAGCACAGCGAATCACCAACGCAATCGCCGAGCTAGAATCCAACGGCTTGGCCACACGGCCGTGGGCGATGGCCGGGCTCAATCTCTCCCTTTGCCAGAAGTGCCCGGAGTGGATGGGCAGCGGGTGTTTTGAGGTGAGTTTGGAGCCTGGAAAGTTCGCAGAGTTTCTCGTCAACGCAAAGCGGAACTGCCCGCGGTGGGAGGAGCTTCACCAGCGCATTACTCTGGAATGAGCCAATCGTCCGTCATCTCTCGTTGGGGTGCAAAAACTTCTGCCGTATCCCACCCTGGGCGGCCAGGCTGATCGACAATGCGATCGACGAACTCCAGTATTGCTCGTCCCTTGAAATCATGGAAGGCTATACCATTTCCCCATCCGCTATTAACGACCATCAAACGCTTACGGCCAGTGATGTCGTAGAGGTACAATCCAGGTACGCGATCGACTTTGCCCAGTCGGTCAAACCCGAGTCTGAGTAGAATTCTGCCAGCCCTATCCCGAAGGATGAAGCCTTCAGCCTCCACGATCGTCGGTTGTAGAGACGGCTGTGGAGGCGGGGTTGGACTAGGCTTGACCGAACGGAGTTGGGCCACGTCGTCAGAGAGTTGAGAGATGCGGGACTCCAAAGTGACGATTTGCTGCTGTGCTGTTGCATCAGCGCGATGAATGGCGCGGCCCGCTATGGCACAGAGGAGCAGCAAGACAAGAAGGGTGCAGGCGAAAAGTAATGCCAAGACGATGACCGAGCGTTTCTGCATTCTCTGCCCTCCCTGTCATTCGCTCCCACCGCCAGCATCTTAGCCGGAATCCCGTCCCTCTGTCCAGCCCTCCTGTCCTGATCGGGCTCCTTCGGCCGATCCTCCGGCCTGCCAGGGCCCGCAACAGAGGCCGTCCTGGGGCGTCTGGCGGGGCGTCCGCGCGGACAAGGGATTGTCCCTTGTGGTGTCCCCAGTGTCCCCACGCTAAGTGCTGTAGCTGGCCTGGTTTAGCATCGGGCGCCGGCACTTGAAATGTCCCCAGTGTCCCCAGGGCTGTCCCTCAAGATGTCCTCACCCCCCGGCTCTGGAGCCCGGCGCGCGCCGCCTAAGCCGGTCCGGACGGCCGCTCTGCGCCGCCTGACCCGGCGCCCGGGGCGGATTCCGGCCGCTGCCTGCGGATTCCGGGAAATTCCCGTCGCCGTAACTGCCTATCTGGCGGGGACTTCTGACTATTTCCCCGAAATCCCCGGAATTATCCCCGTAGCCTATAGACACACGGGGCCGATTGGCTACAATGAGGACATGGACAGGACAAAAACCAACACGACACGGGGCACTCGCCGACTGAGAGAGTCGGAGGCAAAGGGAGAACGAGATGATGACCGACCCCACAAACGAAGGCATGACCTTTTTTTCGGTTCGCCGCATCGACAGCGAGGAAACCCCTGAACATGAATACGAATGCCTAGACGAGGGCTGTGCCCGACTGCTTGCGGCTGGCGAGCACGGTGGTGATCCGGAAGACTATGAGGTGATTTGACCCATCCCACGGGGCACTCGCCCGCTGAGTGAGCGGGGGCAAAGGGAGAACGAGAACATGACGACTGAACAGCGACAACAACTTGAAACCGCGATCGGTGGCTATCTGTCTTCGGCCAGGAACCCTTGCGGCGTAGAGTTCTACCACGAACCGGAGAGTGACACACCTTGGCGGATCGCCGACGATCATGCAGAGGAATCGTACGCGACGTTTGAGGACCTGCTTGCGGCCACGGCAGACTGGAAAAGGGCGTTTGACGCCGACGAGGCGTTCGAGGCCACACAAGAGCAGCTTGGCCTTTCTGACTAACTCCCTGGGGCGCCGGTACGCCTGGCCCAGGCGGGCGGCTCCGGGCACCGGCACGGGGCCAGCAATGGCCATCCGAGCAACGTGTGGCCGCCTGCGGCGCCCCAGCCTACTTGATGAGGACCAAGGATGTCAAAACACTACAGCCCCACCCCCGCCGGCCTACGCAAGGCACGTGAGTCCAAGTTCCCCTCGCAGGACGCACTCGCCGAAGCACTCGGCTGGGCTCGGGAAGAGGTCAACGCAGTCGAATGTAGTCGCAAGGCGATCGGCCTCAAACGGCTGCACAAATGGGCCGCGGCGTGCGGCTGCGAGGTCCGGCTGGTCCCGATCGACAGAATGACGGGAGGATAGCCGTGCTGGTGAAGCTCAGCAAGCGGGAGATCGGCCGTGTCTGCCAATCGCTCCGATTGGCGATCGAGTATCAGGAATCGAAGATCGACGCTCACACCACGACGGTCCGCAGAGGCGGCACTCTGGTCTCGCAAACAGTATCGGGACAAGCGGCCTTCGTGCGCCGGTGGCGTCGTGACATCGCAGCGTTTCAGCGACTTATAAAAGACCTCAAAGCCGCGCTACAGCCGATCGACGGGGCTTGACGGCCGGCTCGGCACTCGTCAGAATGCCCGTGCTGGCTCTTCTCAGAAGGTCACGCTGAGGGACATCTAGCTCCCTCTGACGCGGGGCGACATCCGCTCCATTCTACCGGCGATTCTCGCCCAAAGTGATCAGCACCTCGCGAGGCTCATAACCTCGAGGTCCTAGGTTCGAATCCTAGCCCCGCCACTTCCGGGAGTCGGGGGTGTCCGCAAGGTCCCCACGGGTTCCATTTGCCGGTGTCCCGCGAACACGGCTCCCGGGACTTCTTGACATTTAT